GCTTGTCCGGATGGGTTTGATCCGAGAATCTGAATATATTCACCATTATATTCATATGTAGGGTAACAGATTTCAGTTGCTAAACCCCGCATGATTTCCAGTTGTCGTTCTGAATAACCAGCGCGGCGTGCAATATCTATTAATATACCAAATGCAGCTAAAGTTATAGAAGCTGGCATTGTAGAGTCATAATCACTGTAATCTCCAGCAATCATGCGATTTGGTCCATATTTTTGGATATTTCTAGCCAATTCATCCCAATCTTTCCCGTGAGCATTAATTCCTACTGCGCACTCAAATAAATACGAATTCTCCATCATCAATTTACAGATTGGTAGAAAGTATTTACGAGTAATATGAGTTGCTGCAATAGGTGAACCGCAAAAGATTCTCCCTTTTTTCTTGGTGTTTTTCGTAGGTTCATCTTTTATACAAGCCGAAAACTGTATATTATCTCTTCTACCAGCTGCAAGAACATTCTCCATGCGTCTGATCTCATCGATCAGGTATGGTGGAATATCTACGGGTTGAGAGATACCATTTCTCGGTATGTTAGACCTAGATAACACTTTATTTTTTGGTTTATTTATGGGTAAACCACAGGAAGATTGCATATTCACACAATCTAATCCAAAAACACCATCCACTCCTGATATTGCTGCATCGTCGGTAAGTGGAGAAATACGATCAATCCTCTCCTGAGGAATGGATTTCAATAATGAAGATTGATAATCCGCAGCGGCACAAGCCAATAGGGTTGGTTCTAATTCTTTGGGATGGGACATATTACCTAAATCCCTATTCCAATTTTGCCACCCTTTCATATCTGGGGGTGGACCCCAGATATTTGGTTGTCCCATAATTTGTTCAACTGAGTCGGAAATAACACTTGGACTTACAGTTGATTTATATGTCTTCCTTGCTCCGTCATGTTTACCATATGCTCTAAAAACAGCACCATCGGGTAGGAAATTAAGGGGACTCTTTTCATGGATTCCACCAATTAAATGATGTGTGGGAAATGGGCCAACATCATGTGGTATAAAATCCCCTGTACTGTGTGAAATTAATATAGATGGTTTTATAGACATTTGGAAAATGGCTTCATCTAATTGTTCACGCAGCAACATAGTACTTGCTCCAATGCACTTTCCTGAAGTTCCAGCGAAATGAAATCCTAAGATTTCAGGACCCGTTCCATCAGCTATCAAGACAGCCATACATAAACCTTTAA